GAAAAATCAGATCTGAACACTTCCATGTTTGGCAGCGCGAGATGAGGAAACAATATGCATCCCAAAACTAGAATGTCGGCCGACACTTGCCCGCATTGTCACAGCGGCGAATGGTACGTTGCGGAGCATCGGCCGGACTGTCCTTACTGGACCGAAATCCAACTGATCTCGGCAAAGCCATCCTTGCCGGAGCCACCAGCAGCTACCGCGTTCGCGCCGCCGCCGCCTGCGCCACGGATGCCCGAAGAGCTATCGATAGTGAAGCCGTCTCACTGAGGACGAGGCATGTGTGGTAAATTGCGCCGATAACGTCTCTAACCACATTTGAGCCATCGCGTCGCGCCCAGCTAAATTCTGATGGATATTGTCGGCGCCTCGGTATGACGATCCAAGAGCATCGAAGTCGGGGCCAAGCGCGTTACCGCCTTCGGCGGCCAATTCTGCCTGTGCGGTACGGATCGCAGGATACGAAACGCCACTCACATAGGTTTCTTGCGGGATGATCCACGGCCCCGTAAACCCGAAATCTCGCGTAACGTCGATTGCCGCCCTGCGTTGCGATTTCCAAAGCGCAGGATCTGTAGCAGAGACTCCATCACTCTCTCCCAACATAGAGAGAACGGCGCTAACCTGATTGCCTGAATATCCGAGCGAACGGAGCACATGAAATGCCATCGGCAACCGCTGCCCCAGCGAACCTCCGGGGGCAATCGAGCCGGCCGTTTGACCACCGGCCGAGACGTTGAAGAAAATTACTCGGTCAAATATGCCGCCGCCAATGAGAAGATCACCGACCTTTCCCCATATCGATGTATAGAATCCGACGACATTATTTGCGGGAAGATGAGTCGAGTCCCAGAATGACCCTCCGAAACACGGCTCTTGATGTCGATACAAAAGTCGATCACCAGCCCAATTGACTGACTGCACTTTTGTCGGGTTCAACACCGTATAGCTGCAAGCGCAATGATTGCTCGCTAGCGATTGCCCATCGATTATGAATATCGCAGTCCGCTCAGCGGCCAGTGTTGGAGACACAGTTGTTCGGCCAGTCGCGTCAGAATACGGCGTCAACGAGCCGGGCCAGGTATACCCAAAAGGGTCTCCGTAGCTGTCGCCCATATTGGCGTTGAACGCCATCAGAACACCGTAACGATGATGCGCGCATTGCCACCCGAGCCGCCCTGCGTAGCGCCAGAACCGCCACCGCCGCCAGGACTTGACCCGTTTCCGCCAGCACCAGCGACGCTCCCCGCTCCTCCATTGCCGGCTCCCAGCGATGTGTTGGCCGGCCCGGCTACGCCGCCCGTAGTCGAATGGCCGCCACCACCAGCGCCTCCGAGAAGCGCGACAGTTGCAATCGTAGCCACGGCATTGGCAGCGCTCACGCCTGTTGCTGGCGCTGCGAACGGGGCAATAGATTGAGCGCCGAGGCTGCTTCCTGCAATAGGAGCGTTGCTTAATCCCTGAACATAGCCTGCGGCATTGTCCATTCCGGCCGACCACATATCCCACCAAGAGGCAGACCCGCCACCACTTACGGCAGTACCAGCCGCAACCTGCTTACCCCCGCGACCACCATAGATCGTCAACCACGAACCAAAGGAAGTTGTCCCACCGGCATTTCCATCCGTGCTGTCGGTCGATTGAACAGCTCCACCCGCTCCAATCGTAACAGCCTCGGTGGCTCCAAGACTTGAGAGCGGAATTAGTTTTTCAAAATATGTCCCAGGTCCACCACCCGAACCATTTCCCGACGACCGACGTGCTCCACCGCCCGCCGCTCCTATCCCCTGGATCAAAGCGAACCGGCCCGTGCTCGGCTTCGTCCACGTTCCAGATGCAGTAAACGTCTGCACGTCAAGCGCAAGAACTGCGGCGAGATTCGATGGCGTCAGCGCGTGGACTTGATCCGACATTGCCACCGCCATGGCAGGTGTGGCAAAGTCGATATCGATGTAGGTCGCGAGACCATCACGACGGACGAGAGTCCCAATGCCGTTGTACATCGCGGCGAGAAACTTCGGGATCGCCCGCAATTTTAGTTTCGGCGCAGCCATTTAGTTGCCCCCCACCACGGCAATTGTGCCGATGATCACGTCACTGATTGCACCGTTAGTCGTCGTCTTGATGCCAAATTGATAAGTGCCTGCGCATAGACCGGAAAGCGCGGTATCTTCAAATGACCAGAAAAATCCTGGTCCATCATCCCCGCTCGCCACGCCGACTTCGCCAGTGGCAATCGACCCAGTCACGCGCACGCATCCATCCATATCCTTGATGTAGACGGAGCAGTCAAAGCCGATATCATTGTTCTGAATGTCGATAACAGAATTGTCGGAAGAGTCGATGAGTTGAACAAACAGCGGCTCAACCCAATCGGCCTTGTTCGAAATTGTGTCGATTTGGCCGGTGAACATTTTTCCGCCACTCCTAAAGCTTGATATAGGTGGTCACAAGGATGGTCGGTTGCACGCTTGAGAATGGCGTGCTCGTACCGCCCTGTGCTGTGCCAGTGAAGGTCGAAGAAATAGTAGCGCTGAAGCTAACGGCATTCAGTCCTATATTGCCCCCATTATTATTACCTGCGGTGACCTGAGATGCGACGCTACCTCCAGACCCAGTCCCCGTCTCAGATAAATTCAGCGTGGAAAGGGTAGATGCCACAGATCCGACCGGCGTATATGGCGGCAGGTTCGACGTTCCCAAGGTTATGTGGTCTGTCGTCGTGCTGACTGCACCAAGCGTCGTCGGCGTTGCTCCAAAGTAAGTCGACGTGAGCCAGCTAGCGGCGCCGTTGCCCATGTCGGAAAGGCTAGCCATGACGCGGCCACGACAGTCAGGAAGCGTCAAAGTCTTGTTTGCCGACCAATCGGCCGCCGCAGAAGCACCGCGCCCACCGGATACGGTCAGGTTGCTATCAGCGCCCCAGAGGTACACAAACAACGCCTGCGCGTCGGCGTTTGCCCGTTCGGTAGCCCCTGACGTTGCGCTGCCGATCGTGCGCCCATTGCAGCGGACAAAACCAGTGACAACGCCAGTCCCGTAAATCTGCTTGAAGTCGCCCGTCGCAAGGATCGTTGTGGGGTCAACCGTCCCGCCGCCTCCACCGCCGCCCGACGAAGGGCCAACTACCAGAAGGTTGTCGCCGACGAAGATCTGGGCGCCGTTCTTGTCGGTCAGCCGGAGCTTGATATTCCCGTCTGCGACAAACCACTGGGGAAGCCTCGCCGCTGCATCGCACGTCAGCGGGTTCGGCAAAATCTGAGTCAGTCCAGTATCTTGGTAGGCGTTTTGCGGGGTGCTTACGGTCCCGGCCTGAATGATGTAGAGTTTGCAGCCAGGCGCCGGGTTCGCGCTCAGATCGAATTGCGGAACAAGCGAAAAGCCGGAAACGGTCCCGGCCCCGCTTGCGACCGATACAAATGCAAAAAGCCCCGCGAAAGCGAGGCAGAGACGTTTGAGCATCTAGAGGCTCCAGATGTGGAAGATATTTCAGTTGTCGATCATGGCCGCGGTGATGTGCGGCAACATCTATTACGAGTGGACGCCTAACCCATACGCCGCTGGCGTTTTGGGCGTCGGAGCAGCATTCTTTGCGACCCTACTTCTTGGTTCGCTGTTCGGTCGTCGCGGCCGAAGCCTGCGCGATCAGACGACCAGCCATCACAAGAGCACGGTCGGAGCCAGGTGGGATACGAACAATCTGACGCAAGGCGTCCCCCGAACGTGGGTCAGTGATGATGCGAGCGATCTGATCGAGGTTTCGCCCAAGAGACCACGCCTTGAAGGCATCGTTGGCGAAGCTCATCCACTTGCCGGGGCTAAGCCCTTTCGAGGCAAGCTCCTGAAGCCCCCCGGTGGACATTGACTGCACTTCAAGCTGATTGAACGCAGTCAGAGAGCCCTTCGGCTGGCGAGCGCCGGTTGCGGCCATGATGTCAAGCAGATGTTCAAATCCCTGCCAGCGAGCGGGACCGTTCGGAAGAGCCTCAATCGCCGCCCGCAGGTTTTCGCGTTGCTGAGAATTCCCGGCGATGACCTTCGCGAATTTTGCCCCGGAGAATTGATTTGCTCCACCCTGCAACTCACGTGCCGCCTCATTGAAGACCATTTCAGCGTGTGCGCGAACCAACTGCTCTGCAACTGCCGGCCTTCGCGCAACAATGGCCCGAACCGCAGTCGCGACCTCTTGCTGACTTCCAGGGAGCGGATTTGACTGAAATAGAGCATTGATCGCCTTTTTGGTATCAGGCGCGTCAGCAAGCTTTCCAAGCGGGCCATGCAGCAACGGATTAAGATACTGCTCGCGCAGCCTTGTCTGTTCGCCCAGCGCACGTTCATAATGTGATGGGCCGTGAGCAGCATTGCGAGAGGCATCGAGCGCGGCGCCACGAACTTCGGTTGCAAGTGATCCGGTAATCGAAGAGCCGACTTGGCTGGCATCAGGGTTCGTTGGCTGCGCGAGGTTTCGCGAACGTTGCTCCAACTGCTGCTTTACGGCATCGTAAACGGAGACCGACCTGTCGCTCTGACCGAAAAGGTAAGCGTTTAGTTCAGGATTATTGCGCACCTCATGGAGCGTGCGGGCAAAAAGCGGATCGGCCATCGCTTGAGCATGGACGGCCTGTGGCACCAAGGTTTGCCCCGCGGCATCATAGGAAGGCCTAGTAGCCCGATTGATTGCGGCCCTGACAGCGTTAATAGTGTCTTCTGCGGCTGCCGCAGCCTGCGGCCCGATATTTGAAGGTTGGTGCGAAAGCGGCCCAAGGTTGCCAAATTCCGCCCTCGCCGCCTGGTCGATCTGCCCCGGCCGGTCGGCGAAGAATTCCTGCATCTGCGGCCTAGTCTGGCCATGGCTTTCAAGGATGCGCTGGGTGTCCGTCAAGACGGGCTGCCCTGTGACGCGGGACAAGGCTTCCGGCCACGTCAGGGCAACGCCACGAGTCTGGGCATGGTCAATCAACTGCCCCGCTCTGGTGATATCCTGTTCGGTCACGGAGGCCGGGATTTTGCCCCTGATAAGGTTTTCGGCCGAAGTCGGGCCAGAGAGAGCGGCGCCAGTACCACCCGCCAGAAAGCCCGCTAAAGCCTTTACATAGGGGTTCTGGTCACTGTACCGACCCGCCACGATACTGGCAGTCGCCGGGATTGCGGCCTGAGTAACAACCTTGCGCGCCAAGCCTCCGGGGCCAAGAAGCGAGGCCGGCAGGAATTCACCAACCGTCTCGGCGTCGGCCTCGGTCTGGTTCTGAGGCTTACGGAAAGGGCCTGTGACCTTCTCAACCTGCCCCTGGATGTCCTGCGATGTCGGGAACGGGATGTCTCCCGTCGCCATGACATCGCCCATCCGGCCGTACTTCCGGGCGTACTTCTCGGACTCTGGGTCGGCTTTGATGTCGGGCAAATAAGAGCCGGCTTTCCTGGCCAACTCCTGAAGATCGCCAACGATGCCGGCCAATCCGATCACGCCCTTGCCGACGCCGACGCCGGCCTGTTTAGCAACACCGCCATAGTCGGTCGGCTTCTCGGTCGGGAATGCGTCCCAGCTATCCACCTTGGCGGGTGCGGCTTCCGGAAATGCATCCCAACCATCGCTTGAAACCGGACGGATAGTGATTTCAGGCATTAGGGTACGTACCGAGTTTTGCCGTTGGCATCCGTGAAGGAATCTCCAGACTTGAGCTTGCCTGCGGCGACCGCGGCCTTAACATCGGCCGGCGAGTTGAACTGCGGCCCGGATAATGCTTGCTTCGTTGGCCCTTGCTCACCGATTACCTTATGCCAATCCTTGATCTCGGCATCAGTGAACAGTGGGTTCTTCTTATAAAAGGCCGTAACCTGCTTGTCGAAGCCTGGATCAAGAACACCGTTTTTGTCCTTGTATTCCTGCGCCATCTCGGCGATCTGCGCATTGCGCTCATGCGTGCGCTTGGAGATTTCTACCAGAAGCTTATTCGCGGGAATGGAGTTCTCAGGAGATGCCGCCGCCTCTCGCGCCATGTTGATTTCAGCGACGCGAATCTGACCGAGCCCCTTGAGCGCGCCAAGCGACGAAAGTACGTTCGCCGCAGTCGCCTTGCGCAGATATTCCTGCGGAACAGCAGCCTCAGGATCGATGCCGACCGCACTCTTGAGACGCTTATAAAGGAGATTATACTTCTCTCCCGCGCCAGAGAAAAAGTTCGGATCGTTCATCTGCTCTTTGAGCAGATCGAGCTGAGGAATCTCCATCTGCGCTTTGGTCCCGTTTTCAACAATCGCCTGATACTTTTGCGCGCTGAGCTTGGCTTCCTCGGTTGCCGCCGTCTTGCGCTGCTCGTTATTGGCCTGCCATTCGTCAAACGTTTCAGTTCCGCCCTGTCTACGTGAAAGGTTGTAGTCCTTTTGGGCGGGCGTAAGTTCTACCTGCTTCTGTATGGCCTCAAGACGCGTTTTGGCCGCTTCCTGGACCGATTTTGGATAGGCCGGGTTACTGGCAATCGAAGTGTAAATCGCTATCTGTTTTTGAATTTCTGGGTCAGATCCGGTCGGGATGGCGCCGCGCGTTGCGATCGCGGACGGAGCGCCGAATGTGCCCTGGTTCTGCTGTGGATTGGGCTGCTGCGCCATCTGCTGGGAAGGCTGCGGCTGCTGAGGTGCGGTCTGCGCAGTCTGAACGGGCTGCTGTGGCATCGCGCCATTCTGCACAACCTGGCCGATGCCCATCCTCTTCAATTGCTGTATGGCCGGTACAAGCACGTTGCGCACCTGCGGGTCGTTGATATCGACCGGCGCATTAGGGTCTTGCACGCCGAGCTGACGCGCAATCGAGGCTGACGCCGCGCCGAGCTGATCGTTCGGAATGCCTTGGGCAGACAGGATGCCCATGATCGTCGCGCCGCCCTGTTGTGACTGTTGCAGCTGCGTCTGGCCTTGCGCGATCGGCTTTGCAACAGGCGTTGATGCATTGCGGCTGGTCGAGGGGGGAGAAACTACGCCCCCACCCTCCATCTGTCCGATCTTGGCCGAAAGCTCTTGACCAGCCTTCAACTGCTGGCGCTGGATATCCAGATTTGATGTGGCAATGCCCTGCCCGACGTCGCCCTTCTGGAACAGCACTTTCGACATCGCAGCAAAATCTGGCTGGCCGTCTTCACCAGTCGGGACACCGTCCCTGAAGGCCCGACGTTGATCAAACTCCGCGCGCTGTTTGCTGGCGTTGAAGAACGCGCCTACCAAATCTAGATTGGCGGGATCAACACGAGTGTTCCCGCGAGCTCCGGAAATAATCTCGTCGATGTCAGCCATCAGGCGAATGCTCCGAACAGACTGGCTCCGGTCTTTATGGCTCCTAGAATGTTGTTGCCCACGTTGTAGTTGTTCATGTCAGCGGCAGCGTTCGATGCTCCCTGCCCGGTGTAGTTCGCGTTCGCCGCAGTGCCTTGCCCCTGATAGGATTGATTGAGCGCGTTGCCGAGGCCAGTGCTCACGCCAGCCGCGCCTGAAACAGCACTATTGTTTGCGGAGAGATATGGCGAAAGGCCAGATAGGTAGTTGGAATAGGTTTGACCCGCGAGGCCAGTCGCGTACTTCATCGAGTCCGCATCGGCATTCCCGCTCGAAAGATTGCCGGCCGCCGCATGGGTCCGGTTTAGCGCCTGCAATCCCTGATCAAGCGAAAACCCATACGTGCCGTACTGGCCAGAGTTCTTGAACGTGTCCATGGCCCGAGTAAGGCCTTCGGTCCCGTTCGCACCGCTTGCATCGCCATAGGCGTTTGCGCCAGCCGTGGTAGATGCCACCAGCGGTGCATAATAGCTGGACGCCTGATTGTACCCCTGCGTGAGAGCGTTGCGCCCCTGCCCGTAAAGATCAGACAACGCATTGTAGCCCTGCTGAAGTCCAGCGTTGCGATCAGCCGCGGCCTTCTCGGCACTATCATTCGAAAAGAGATCGAAGAGACCCATCAGTTAGCCCCCGGCGTCCAAAGCTTGGTTGTCGAATTGTATACGAGCACCTGACCATTGGTCGGCGCGCTCTTTGAAACATCAGGCAACTGCACGAGCCTCTGATGCGATTGAAAATACTCGTACCAAGCTTGCGTCATGTAGCCCGTACTCGGATCGATCACCGGCACATCCAACCCAGGAAGAGGTTTTGCCATCAGTGCCGCTTCAACTCTGTGTCCTGCGTCGCGCCCATGAACGCGACATAAACAGGATCGGAAACCTTAAGCCGCCAGCGCCGACCTTGAACGCCCGTCATTCCGGTTCTGAACATCGTGATACGCTGAGGAGTTGCCTGCCGGCCGAGCTTACGAATAAACTCCTGGCTCCAGGTAATCCCGCCATCATCAGACCAAGAGATTCCGACGCTCGGATCAGTCGCAATCGGGTCGAGACCCGTCGCCTGACCCACTCCCACAACAAAGTTGAAATCCGCCCTCGCAACCTTCGTCCTGTTCGGGAAGTTGACGACGGGGCCGCTCTCAAGCTGAAACATCAGCGGATTGCCGTACTCGTCGTAGGCATTCCCATTGACATAGAGCAGCCGGCCGCCCTGAGTGTCGCCCGTAATCCACTTACCGAAAGCTGAGATACCGCTGACTGCACGCCAGCGCGTCTGTAGATAGCTTACCCTCTCGTTCCACTTCTTTGAGCCGAGATCGAATTCCCAAGTGAAGTTGGGACACGAGAGCACCCATTTCGGATGCCCTTGGGAGATGTAGACTGATGCTTCCAGCGTCGACTTATCGGAGACCGCGGCAATTAGCCTATCGAGATCAGGCGGCGATATCTTGAGCGGGTTCGGTGTGCCGTTGTGCTGCACGACACTGGCATCATCGGCAACCCACATCAAAGCGCTGCCGAACCCATCTTCGTGACCGGCAACCGCATAGGGGCTCAGTAACCCGCGCTGAATGACGTACGATCGCGTGAACGGAAATCCGGTTGGTTGCGCCGTGTCAGAATATACCGCCCCGAAGGTCGGACCCAAAACATACGCTTGACCGTTAAAGCGCAGACCTCGGGTCAGTCCCCCCGGCTTTGCCTGCTCCTGAGTCTTGTCGGTTGTGGCAATCGTGACATCGTTCAAGCCGGAGGCCTGGATCGTCCCATTCCCATAGGTGAAGATGAAATAACCATCCATATCAAAGACGCAATTCGGCGCTCCGATATCTGGATCAGCGAACGAGCTAACTGCGCTCGACGTAACCGAAAAAGCACCAGTCCCAGGTGCAACGCAAACAACGTCAGGCGCCGGCGACTTGTTATTGCGAGCCCAGAAGACCTTTTCCGTGCCGATAAGCGTGCCGCTGAGCGTCGTTTCGACGGCGCCAGATGTGAACGTGGTGGCCTTTCCTGACCACGCCGCATAAAGCGCGCTACCGACCAGGAGGGCGCCACGAAAGCCGCTCTGTGACGACGCTCCGAACAACGACAGACCGGGGCACTTGCGCCAAACCACGGCAGGGGGCGAAAGACCCTTTTTGGCGCCGATATCCTTGCCCAATGGCTCGGCATAGCACCCGATCAGACGCCCCGCGCTCTCTTGACTTGATGCTCCAGGAGATGACGAAAGCGGGAAAGGAATGGGCGCGAGCGTCAATTAGAAATACTCTGCCTGTGCAGGTCCATAACCGGGAACCTGACTCGTCAGAACGCGAATGCGATTGCGCATCTGCCGAGCAAAGCTCTCGTCGGATTTGGAGCCGAATTCCTCTGCCGCGGCATTTGCAACGAGTTTGCAAAAGGCTAGGAATAGCGCATCGTCCAAATCGTTGGGATCGCCGATATAGGTAGTCCCGTCCGCGTTGATCTCTGCCACAACGCTGTCAATGTATGCATCGAGAGCGGTCGCGTCCTCAGCAGATACGCTTGAACCGACATCGCCACCCACTAGGATGGCGAGTGCTTTGGCCTGGATCTGAGCGCGGGTTTTCGACATCGATTATTCGGCGCCAACCTTTGCCGCTTCAGCCGCAGCCTTATCGGCGTTACTCGGCCGTCCGCGCTTCTTTTTCTGGCCGTCGTCAGCCCCAACTTCGATATCAAAGAGGGGATTGGTCTGAAGTTTGTTGATCAGATGATCATGATCATCCGAATTCAACTCCACTTCTTGACCGTCGAAGAAAGTCACGCCACCCATCTCGGCAACCTTGCTGTCGCCTTCGGGCGCGTTGTAGATGGCTACTGCCTTGCGCATGTGTTCTCCAAGATGAAATGCCCGCCCATCGGATGACAGGCGGGCTATGGTTATTAACCGGCGACGAAGCCCTGAAGGTACAGGTCAACCGTACCAGCTACCGCGGTCGCCGAGCCGGTCGTTGCCGTAACCAGGATCTTCGTGTCGGCCGTGTAGGCATACAGAAGGCCGGTCGAGGCAAGCGTGGTCGTCGAGGTGCCGGCTTGGCCGATGGTCGAAGACGACAGGAAGCGAACCGAGCTTCCGGAATCGCCAACCGACAGCGCCAAGGTGGGCGAACCGTTGCTGTCCATGTCGGTTGCAACAGCAATGATGCCGGTCACAGTGAAGCCGGCGGGAACGATAAACGCTTCCACCACGTTGCCGGTCGTAAGGTCGCCGGTCGCCATGGTGACACGGCGGCCGTAGGTTTTCATATTGCGAGCAGCGCCAAGAAGGCCCTGCTGCGGCTGCGCGAAGTCCGTACGAGTGGTCATAAACCTACTCCTCTATAAGGGTGAAAAGGAAAGAGCCGCCCGAAGGCGGCTCAAGAGGGATCAGGCGTTTGCCACGCCGGAGACGAAGCCCGTGACCATCCCCCAATCGACGAGATCGCCGACCGTGGCGCCCGAGACAGACTGCGGAGCCTTGGCGATCTTGCCAACGCCATACTGCGCCTCGATGCCCATGCCGTTGATGAAGTCGTAATCACCGTCCTCGAGCTGGGTCGGACGCGGCATCTGGCCCATGCAATAGGCCATGGCCGCCTGACCAAGCAGGAACACAGGCTCAACGTCGATCGACGAGGCGCCAACACCAGAGAGAAGAAGGCGCTGGGTGATTTCCGGGATTTCCAGATAATACACGCCGTCATAGACCAGACCGCCGCCCGTGAAGATCGGGTTACTCTTGGTCGGGTCAGAGCCCTCACGCTCGCGCGCATCTCGGTTGGCCTGGTACATCGTCGCATCAGCCTTGAGGTCGCGCATGGCGCGCGAGCCCAAGAGGCACAGATA